TTAATATATAATTTCTCTTAAGTTCTTTTTTTTTCTTTTTTTTTCTTTCGTTCGCGGAAAATCTGTTCGTCGCTACGCAACACAGAGGGTTTTCCTACACTAAGTGGAAGGCGCACTTCGTGCGTATTCGATCGCTACGCTCCCGTCGTGGTCGTTTTAACACTTTACCAAGTGTTTGGTCACTCCACAATTGGTCTACTACCATGCCGGTGGCTCAAACCCTAGTCATCTCGGATAATCGGAGTATCTATTTCTCCGATACGGTGTAATAATAACCCCGTATCGCCGACCTCCGCGTGACGTCAGCATGACGCAACGCTTCGGTCGTGCACGATTGAATGAGAAGGCGCAAAAAGACTTCCGAACACCAATCAATCGTTTCAAATTGTCAATTTCAATCGTTTCAAATTTATTTTCAATCACTTCTCCTCTCATAAAATCAAAAATTACTAATTTACAACTACAAACATGCCAACCGGAACCCCTTTACCCGTATGCACTCTATCCTCTAACGGATTCAACATCATCAACGAGCTTGGTATGATTGTTGCATCCAAAGATCCAGAGCTTTACTGCCCCGATCTCGCTCACACCGTCAATTGGTTCTCCATTGAAGACCAACAATGGTGGAACGGCGCTTACTGGTGGAGAATGAACGGCGAATGGGTCGCACCTGTCGGATTCGAAGACGCCGTTACGGAACTTGTCCGGTCCGGTGTCTATCCGGCAATCCACAAAGACTTTTGGCAGATGGTACTTACACTTCTGGATCAGAAATGGCAGATCAACGACCGTTGGGTACTACCACTCTTCCCAGATGGTAACAACGCACACCTATTGATGCACGCTCCTGTCCACGAGACGTTCAATTACCTCACTCCACACTACTGCAAAGTCGCTGAGATTGGTGACAACATTGGAATGGAACTTGAAAATAACAACCAAGACGATGTTTCATGTATCACGGATTACACTTACACCGAAGACAACGACGAGGTTAGCTTTAGTGACTTCCTTGTCATGTTCGGACCGGAATTCTCCGAAGCGTCTACTGTCATTGAGGAGGGAACGGAGCTAAATCCGATCGATCTCACTGATCTTAGTCTTGCCACGACTGCAGATCTCACTCTAGACTCATAGACTCTAAATATTTAGCTTTTATTTATATACAAATACTTTTTTTTCTTTTTTTCTCTCTTTTTTTTATGTTTATTATGCCCCATATTCCGATAAACATTGCGGTTTGTTAACCCCTTCCCCTAGTTAACAACAACCTAACGTAAATCTAAGTTATTAAATCAAGAACGCTGAAAAGGTCTCCCACGTTTCCGCTTATGCTTCCTCTTTTTGGGAGGCCTTTTCTTTGGGCGTTCTTTAAGCAAAGTCAATTGCTTCTTGACTTTCTGTTTTTTAATAGCCTTTTCCATAATAACCTTCTGGTCACGTGGCCGTTTACGACCAAGTAATTTATCCAGAACCTTTATCCTATCAGAAGTCTTCTGATGCCGGGACCGATCCCTTTTTTGACGAGATCGCTGTTTATGACGCGTAACGGCCTCTTTCGATGCCTTAGCCTTTTTCTTACGCGTATGCACAGGTCTCGAGACGTTATGGAAAGCTCTATCCTCGATCACCAAATTGTTTTTGTAATTTGGCGCTAAAGCTAGATCTACTCCACCTCTACCTGATTGAAGATTCAGGAATTCGGATTTTGGATGGGCTATTATCATAGCACCATCTAGTGAGATGTACTTCACCTCAGATTCCATAGCAGACATAATCGCAGAACCACGACTATGTCCGTACACTACTTCGATGCCTTCGGCCTCTACTAGTTTATCTATGTAATCCGCCCACTCATCTCGTGCATCTACAGAGATACCCGATATATTCTTTACACCTGACAACGCTATAGCCCCTAAAGGATCTAAAGCCGAGGCATATTTAGCTTGATAAGCTAATTTAGCCTTTTCAGCTCCCCCAACCGCATGCAACAACTCTTCGTTTTCTGTTGCAGTAATCCCAATACCTTCGGCGACATTCTGCACCCACTCTAATGGGCTCCGAGTGCCTGCTATAAAGAGTTCTTTATATCCGGTGGTGGGATTAATGCGGATTGCGAGTCCGTCTTTATTGACATACGCCTGCTCTTGGAAGCCGGAGACGTTGGATGTATCGATATAGTTACCCCAATATCTTGGGTCAGATTGGGCTCCAAGATCGTAACATCTATCGAACTGGAAGCGCCCCGACAAATCGTGCGCTTTAGCCAGTTCATTATGTGTTGGACCCATGTTATATTCTCCATTGTTATAACCCTGTGGGGATGGTAAACCATCTAATACATTAGAATCTAACCAGAAAACTATTACATAATCAAATCAATTTAAAAACATCTACTTACGTCGACCGTTAAAAACATCTGGATTATTATTAAGACCGTCAGCCACCATTTTGGTTTTTGTGTCGGCCTTATTAATAGTTTGAAAGGCAGCAAAGTCACTGGAGGGATTAAAAGCTACTTCAACGTTCTGAATTACGTTGAAAAGGAAGTTTGAACCCAAACTACTTGTCCCGTTATTAGGTCTACAGTGCAATCGGATGTAAATCCAATCCATGTTTTGATCGACACCCATGTCTCTAAAACGTACGGCATTACCCGACACGTTATCGGACGGGTAATAAACATTGTCTATACCTCCAGAAGACGTCATAGACCCACCATACTCGAACGGGTCAATTAGCGTGGGATCGTGCGTAGTTGTACGCGGGTGTAACATAAACTCAGCCTTTTTAATGTCTTTTAAGAGACCCGATTTATAACCGGGTTGTTCCACCATAGCCATCCCATAACCCACCTCTTCTAACCAGAGGGGGTTGGGAGCTATGCCTATCGAATTGGTGGTTGTAGAACCATCCAATGGCGTCATGCACACGTCACGAGGCACGTTCCTCCAGTTAAAACGACACGCCTCAAACCAACCATCATTCTCCTCGTCAGAATTGGCTAAATCAATTCTTAAACCCTGAGATATGATGCGCCACAACACAAACCCTCCCTTATTTTCCAGTTTCTGGCCAGTAGGGATGGTTGGGGGCCACGTGGGGACGCCGGTGGATTCAATTAAATTCTCAAAGCCAACGGTCTGTCCAGGAAATCCTATGAAGGATGATTCCTGGGACAAACCGGGTCTTTTCAACACCCCCTCTGCAGAGTTCGCAATCATGACGGGTACCCCCAAAGTTGGGGCTATCACCACATGCATTACATCACTGCCTGCGTGCACGGAAGGAGAATTCCCGTTCCTTACCCCGACAACGTTCTGTAGTCGTCGGGATAAGCTGGATGTTAACAATCCATCGGGAATCTTGGGTTGAGTAGTTGCATTAGAAAACGGTTTCACGCGAACAGCGTGATGCTTCGCAGCACCGCTAACTGTCTTGGTCCTCTTCCTCGTAGACTTAGCAGGGGTAGCCCTGCTGTCTGCCTTACGCTTCAGAGTTTTCCTACCAGTCGTGCGTTTTCTTCTTGGAGCACGGCTACGCCGTTGCTTTCTTCTACCAGCCATACCTTGCAATACAGTTCTAATACACAAGAACTTATTTTATGACACGAGTACGTGTCACGAGTTGACAGCAAGTGTCAACATTTTGTACAGTTTTTTTCAAAACTGTACTGTTCTAAAAACTGTACAGTTTTTGATATACCAGAGATACGTAGAATCCTACGTAAAATGGACGAAAAGGAATAATATTAACTTAATCCTTTTCGTCCATTTTATAGTGTGACATGTTGAGTCCCGCCTGTTATTAACCAATACAGCCCCCATCCCATAATGCGGCCTGAGGGCCTATCATCTTGCGCTGGTAGCGCGCTTTCTTTCTGTTTTGGCAGGCGAGTATTGCCCTGGCAGGCGGCGTCCTACGGCAGGCGCTCGTGGTCAATACAACATGTCCATTATACCAACGTAAGATTCTGATACTAACGCGATTTTTTGGTCTCAAACAAGTATGGGGGTGGTAACCAACCCCAATGCAAAAATGCATCACGAACACAAAGGATGTTCCAATTAACCTTTATGTAACGGACTTCTTGTTTTCAATCGTTCCAAAACTCACCAATGTACAGATGCGAAAAAAAGATCAGTCAGATCATAAACAACTGCCTTCCTTTTTTTCATAAAAATTGTAATGAGCTACAACACGTACATTCGCAATGAGACAGAAATCAATCAACGAGATACTATGCAACGGCTTACCGCAGCAAGAACTCCTCCCCTCCGAGTCCGTATTCTCAGACTCCGCAGAGTCCCGTCTTTTAAAAGAGTGGGTGAACGATTTCTCCGATTCCTCGCCAATAGGTCTAGACTTGGGGTCACTGGATACAGTCCCAGAGTTCGACGTAGCATCTTCGAAGAGGGCATCGAGTCTGACTACGCCTGGGACGCTGAATCCGATACAGCCACTGAGTCGTCCGTTAGTTCGCTCGACTGCAGTAGACATGACACCGAGTGAGACGGAAGATGAACTATCCGGCACACACCAAGACCCATGCTCGAAAAAGGATCAGTTATTATCAAGATTCATTCTCACCTTCTTTCCAGAAACCAAGGAAGACCGTTGGATGGAACCCGATACATATTTTCCTGGCGCAGTTGAACTATTCCACGTATGGACAGGCCAATACGAAGAATGTCCAACTACAAAACGTTTGCATGCTCATATCTATGTCGAAATGCTTACTAACCGTCGTAAACGTTTCAATGCATTCCACAAACATATTCGAAAGTTTCATAAAGGCGTTCAAATCAGGAGCGCACGCCGGTGCTCCGTAAAACAACGTCAATGTGCGATTAACTACGTTTTAGACGACCGTAAGCGGCTAGAGGGGTCAGACACCTATACCTGGAGACATAGTCACTTCGAACCTAAATACGATTCGAAATTTGAAAAAACCAAGGAAATGGTGAAACGGGGCGAAGATAGCGAAACTCAAAGGGTTTACATCGAGTCAAAGCCTCGGATGTGGACTTGGGATCAGATCGTTCATGAGACCGACGAATCCAAGAAACTTTTATTTAATTGCTCATGGGGCAATAAATACCATGCTGGTCGTGTCGCTGAGGTATCAAGAAGAACGATCCAACAAGTCATCATTCTCTACGGTGCGGGGGGCACCGGCAAGACAACCACGGTTCAATCGTGGGATGCTCGCGAGAACGAAGACCCCAGAGAGCGTTATTACAGACGTAATCCTGACGATGGAGCTTTCTGGGGTGGAGGTCGTACTGCCTACAGAGGGCAGCGAATTGTACACTACGAGGAATTCACTGGTCAGGAAGCTTTCTGTAGGTTGAAAGAGGTGTGCGACATAGGGAAACACGGTCCACCTGTCAATGTCAAGATGGGCGGTACCGATCTTAATCATGAGATTGTCATCTTCACTACTAACGTGCATCCAGCTGGTTGGTTTCATAAATTGTGGGCTAACGACCCTAAACAATTTCACCCCTTTTGGCGCAGAGTTACTAAGGTTATGTTCTATCCGTCTCACAGACCTGATGGACAGCTTAATTGCCCTGACGACGAGCACCCTCCTCATGTCGTCGACCAGACTGAAGATTGGCAGTCTTTCAAGGGCGATTATGCAAAATGTCTCAATCACGCTGAGAAATTTTGGCCACTGAAATTGGAGCCGGAATCTACACCCTTCAGTCGTGACTTTGGGCATAGTAGAGGACAAACTGAGCAATCAACACCATTCTTTCATTATTGCAAGTCGGGAAGGGACCCAACTAAACGTAGTATCTAAA